AATAATAAGAATTACACCATCAGGATCTAAATCAATCATAACAACTAAAATTCATGAATGGAAAATAAATGCAGTAGAGAGATATGATCATGTTTTAACAGAAAATAATTCTCAATTTGTTCAAATAAATTCAGAATCATTAGACTACAATAATAAAATTTGTTCTTTTTATCCTGTTAAAAAATATCGTCGTTTACTCAGAGATAATATTGATTCCAATTTAATAGAATTTGTAGATGATCACTCAAAAATAGTTGGATGGGCATATGATGGTAATCCAATTTATGGGCCAGTTGGTGTTAACACTTCTGGAATTACCACATATATGCAATCTAGTTATCAACTTGATATTATCGCAGATTCTGGTTTAAGACCATCAACTTATCAAAATGGATATTTCATTCAGGATTATGTTTATAAAGGAAATGGTGATTTGGATGAGTTTAACGGAACATTTTTAATAAATTCAGATTTCCCAGAGGGAACTTATGCTTATTTTTCAACTTTGAACAATACTAGTAAAAATCCATCTTTCCCTTACATTTCATTCCAACATCGTAATGCCACTGATAATTTTAATTATAATTTAAACAGTAAACAAATAGATAAAGTAATTAATAGTGGAGAATATAAAAGAAATGTAACTCATTTAGGTTTGAATGATGAGTTTAGAAGATATCCTGTTCTTAATGATTCTCTTGAATCAAAGGCATTAGTCAAAATTGATGGGGTAAAAGACTCAAGAATTACAAAAGTTAGCGTTGATGGATCTGGAACTGGATATAAAGTTAATGATAGAATTATTTTTAACGATCCTTCTATAACATCTAGTGTAGATCAAGTTATTGGTAAAAAAATTGTATCTGTAGGAACCACTAATACAATTATCAATAATTTAATATTTTCAGTTCTTGATGATCAAGTAACAGGTTTTTCTACAATTCCACATGGACTATCTGCAGGAGATATTGTTGAAATATCTGGAATATCATCAACCCTTTACAAAAATATAGAGGGAGTACAAACTATTGGTGTAACAACAACTACTGCCAGTTTATCTCAAGCTATCGGAAATGCAGCTACAACTGGAATTACAACATTTATAAGTCTTAGTTCTCCAACCTTAAATAGAAAATTTGAAGTTGATGATGTTTTCCAAATTGGATCAGAGCAATTCCTTGTAATAGATCATGATGATGTTAACAACAAATATAGAGTTAGAAGAGGTTATAATTCTTCAGGAAATACTACTCATAGTGCTGGAACAATAGTTAATAAATTAGAAACAAAATTTACATATCCAATATCAAAAAAAGTAGAAAATATTAATGTTCAATTTCCTAAAATTGAATATTTTGAAGGAACAAGTTCAATCGGAATTGGAACAAGTGTATCGAATGTCATTGTTGGACAAGTAGGAATAACATCCATTTATAAATCAATTCCTGCAAAGGCAATTTACTTACCAAATCACAAATTTCAAAATGGAGATGAAGTAAAACTAATTTCTATTGGATCAACCATTAATGCAACTAGAAATGCAGATTTATCTAATCCATTTGATTTATCAAGCTTTGATAAACTTTTCTGCACTAGATTCAATTCAGAATTTATTGGTTTAGCTACTGAAAAAACAGGAATAGGAACTTTAGGTATAAGTACAACATCACAGAATGTATTTTTTAAAGAGGTTTTGACCACAGGTGGTGATGATAATAAACTTGAATTACTTACTAATAACGTATTTGGATCTTTAAGAAAAGTCAATGGAACTGTTACTGTTGCAACATCTGCAACTACAGGTCAACACCATGCATTATCCGTTGGGGATGAGTTTGAGTTACATTTAACAACTAATAAAACACAAACATTCAATTTAAAATATAACGAAAGTATTCAAAAATTAGTTGTTAATCCTTTATCTTTCATAGATTCGGCAATTGGAATAGGGACAACCATGTCAACTATAACAATTAATGATCATGATTTTCAAACAGGAGATTTGGTTGTTTATAATTCAACAACACCAGCAGATCCTTTAGTTAATGATGGAGTTTACTATGTAATTAAAGAATCTAGAGATACCATAAGATTAGCAGAAAATGCTTATGATTTATCAATATTTCCATATAATTATATTGGAATTGGAACAACTGGAGGAACCAATCATGAAATATCAAAAATTAATCCAAAATTATCTTTCTATAAAAACAATACAGTAGAACTTGTAACCACCGATTCAAGTTTAGATGATTTTAGTATAGAATTTTATGAAGATAAAAATTTAAAATCAAAATACAATAGTAATTTAATTACTAAAACTAGTGATAAAATTACCATATCTGTAACTGATTTATTAGCACAAGAGTTTTTCTATAAGATTGAAGGTAAAAAAACTAATTTACATAAAACTTTATCTTTCCCTGTAGATGAAAGAGTTCCAAATCATTCGCAAATAGTATTAGTTGAATCTAAATTTAATGATAAATTTAAAGTCGTAGGAATTAGTTCTGACACATTTAAATTTAATGCCACTGGTATTGCTGAAACCACTTCCTACACTTCTACAGGCCTTTCAACATCATTCTATTCAACATCATCAATTAATGAAATTGGAGGAATACATTCTGTAAATGTTTTAAATAAAGGATTTAATGTTAGAAAATTACCACTAATAACCTCAATAGGAACAACTGATGGTTTAAATTCTGTTTTAACTGTAGAAGCAGATGATATCGGAAAAATAGAAAGTACTCAAGTTATTAATCAAGGTTTAGAATTTTCTCCTGATAACACTTTAAAACCAAAAGCAGATAGTAATGTGCTTCTAAAATTAAAAAATGTATTAACTTTAGATAGTATTGGAATTACTTCAGGTGGAGTTAATTATACAAATCCACCAAGCGTATTAGTGATTGGAAAACCAAATATACTTGCACAAACAACTATAAGTGGAACTTCAGTTAATAGTGTTAAAATTTTAACAAATGACAGTGGATTATCTGAGGACGTTAGAATTATTCCAATTACAAATTCAAATGGAGTTGTTGTAACTGGTGCTGATACAGATGCTCTTGGAACCGTAACTCTATCATTAAGGGCACCAAATCCAGAGTCTGGTTCTGAAAGTGGATTCTATAATTCAGGTGGTGATTTTCCATTCGCAGTAAATGATGAAATATTTGTTGAAAATATTAAAACTACGGATAATCCGAATGGTGGATATAATTCAAGTGATTATAATTACACCTATTTTAAAGTAACTGGAATCGGAACTACAGGTGGTGGAGAAACAGTTAGTTATTCATTAGTTGGCCTTGGATCAACTGGTGGAACATATCAGGAAGATAATAATTTTGGTAGAGTTATAAAAAAAGATAACTTAGCGGTGTTTAAAGCAATTTTCAAAGAAACAGTATTTAGTGATGATGAAATAGTTAGAGTAGACGGTAAAAATGTTTCGGGAATAGTGGCTAGAAATGGTTGGGATCCAATTTCAGAAACTTTAAAAGTATTCAGCACTAATGGTGATTTTTCACCAAATGATAAGATAGTAGGATCTATAAGCAATAATAAAGGAACTGTAACGGAACAATTTAAATTTGATTTTGATTTGGATGTGGATAGTTTGGCTAATATTAATAATAGTTGGAAAACAAATATTGGAAAATTAAATTCTGACATCCAAAAACTTCATGACAATCATTATTATCAAAGATTTTCTTATTCAATTAAAGGAGAAGTTCCATATAACACATGGAAAGATGCTGTTAATAGTTTAGATCATGTTGCAGGATTTAAAAACTTTTCTAATTTAGGTATTAGTACAGTAGGAATACAAACTATAAAATCAGATTCTGAAGTTGTTTTAAATGTAGACGTTGATCAAGAAGCGTCAGTGAATGAGAGATATTATTATGATATGGCTTCTGAGGATACTAATGATCCAGAATTATCAAAATTGATTGTATTAAAATCTAAAATTATAACTGACTATAACGAATCAAGAACAAATAAAGTACTTTTAATAGATGATATAAGTTCACAATTTACTGGAATTGTAACATCAATTGGTGGTGGTGTAATTGGTACAACTAGTTTTAATGTCTTTGCAGATGGAAATTCATTATTTCATAGAGAATTTAATCCATCCACGGGAGTATCAACTGTAACACACAAAATAAATCTTCCAAAACATAATTTTAATACTGGTGAAGAGTTAGTATATAAACCACACACTGGACAATCTCCCATTGGAATTGCAAATACATCTGATGTTAACGCTGGTGTGGCTGCAACAACATTATTACCATCAACTGTTTTTGTAATAAGAGAAGATCCAGATATTATTAAAGTTGCAATTTCTGCTACTTTTGCATCTGCTGGAATCGCAGTATCATTTACTAACGTAGTTGGAATAGCAAATACTAACATTCTTTCAGTTCCCTCAGAAAATGCCACTATCCGATCCTTAATAACTGTTGATAATATAATTCAAAGTCCCATTGGCATTACAACTGCCATATCTGTAGGATTAACTACTGAAGTGGGTATATCAACCACAATTCTATTTTTGAATGACACTTCAGAAATTTCAGGTAAGTCATTATTAAAAATAGAAGATGAAATAATTAAAGTGTCTATTGTTGGTCTTGGAACAACTACTCTAAACGTTGAAAGAGGTCAAATGGGAACTGTTGCAGTAGCACATACAGTGGGTGCAGCAGTGACAGTGGTTAAAGGTGATTACAGAATAAATGAAGGAAGAATATATTTTTCTGAAGCACCTTATGGGCCAGCTGGGATTGGTACTCTTACGACTAAATCTACATTTAGTGGTAGAGCATACTACAGGTTAACTTATGATACTAATAAAATTATTGATGATATATCAGATAGATTTGATGGATCTACCGATCAATTTAAGATGACAACAAATGGAAATGAATTGTTAGGAATTTCTAGTAGTTTTGGTGCAGTATTAATCAATAATATATTCCAAAAACCTTTTTTTGGAGATGTCGGTGACATTAACAAATCTGATTATCAAATAATTGGAGCAGGAAGTTCGATTGATTTTACAGGAACATCAGCAAATAAAGATTTACCTAGAGGAGGAATTATTAATGAATTTGATGTAGGAATTGGCTCTGGATATCAAGTTCCCAAAAAAGCAATACTAACTGCTGTGGTTTCAGCAGGTGGAACAATACAATCTGTAGGAATAGCTAGTGGTGGTGCTGGTTACTTGTCCAATCCTTTGGTATCAGTGAGTTCTACAACTGGAGTTGGTGCTGCAATATCCGCATTTGTAACTGCTGGCATAGTTACATCTGTCACAATTACAAATCCTGGTTCAGGTTATGCACAAGGTGGAATTTCAACTGGAATAAATTTTGTAACAACTGAACTTCCAAGTCCTTATAAAAATATTCCATTGTCTGGTGGAAATGGATCTGGTGCAACGATGGATGTGGTTGTTGGGACTGGTGGAAGTATACTATCATTTGACATAGCAGATCGTGGTGTAGGTTATGAAATAGGAGATAATTTGCAGTTAACTACACTACCATTCCAAGTAGGAATTGGAACAAGTGCGTTTAATATAACTGTAAAAAATAAATTCCAAGATAAATTCGCAGGATGGTGTTTTGGCCAATTATTAGAACTTGATGATTTTAGTATTCAGTTTAATGGATCTAGAAAATCATTTTTAATAACTCGTACAATTAAAGATAAAGAATACTATAGTATAGTTGCTCAAGAAGGATCAGGAATTATTCTACAAAATAATCTCTTGATATTCATTAATGATATTTTACAGAGACCAGGTCTTGATTATGAATTTGAAGGTGGAACTAGAATAACATTTAAAGAACCACCAAAACCAGGTAGTTTATTTAAAATGTATTTTTATACTGGTTCTACGTCCGACTTTGTTGAGGTAGATGTTGACGAAACAATAAAACCAGGTGACGAATTAAGATTACACTATTTTAATCAAAGTAATGTAAATTCTAGTATTTCTTCTGGAATTAGAACTGAATCCGTAATCACATTAGAAAAAAAATCTGAGCAAGATAATAGAGTGGTTTATGAATTAATAGCAGCAGATACAGTGGAAACCACAACATATTCTGGAGTTGGTATATCTACTAATGCTGATTTTGCTCGACCAATGATGTGGAGAAAACAAACACAAGATTTAATAATAGATGGAGTAAGCATATCAAAAGAGAGAAATTACTTAGAACCTGATATAGTACCAACAAGTGGAATAATTAAATCGATTTCACCAACTGATAGTAAAATTTATGTCAAAGACTCTTGGATGTTTAAAAAAGTTGATGACTTAGGACAAACTCTGAATAATATAAACATAGTTGGTTTGGGAACAACTGCTGTTGTTGAGACAATCGAGAAAGTCACATATGAAGGTGATTATGGAGTTGTCGTTGGAATTGGAACTAGTCTTGTAGGTATTAATACAACTGGGCCTGCACTATTCTTTGAAATTGTACCACATGAAAACATATATGATCCAGACGGTATACCAAATGGTTCTGAACAGGATAAAAGATCCAAATCTGGTATTTCTACTGGTGATTATTTTGTAATTGAAAATACATTTATAGGAAATGGAATTACTGGAATAAAAACTACATCTTCAGGCCCAGAAACTGTAGGTGTTGGAAATAGTTTCTTAAATAATGTTTATTTTGCTGAAGATTATGTTTCTGTTGGATCTTCTATGATAAGAGTTTTCGCAAATGTTAATTCGATTGCAGGTATAGATACAACAACACTAACAACTAAAGTTAAATATGGAACTTATAGTTGGGGTTCAATTAATGTATCTAGAAGTGCTAATTCAAAATCATTTACTTTCCACAATCAAAATGGAGTTGTTGGAATTGAGACCTCAGCTCAAGTGATAAGAACTATACCAATCAAAACTTCTTATACATAACAGGTATAAATAATCAAAAATGTAAGTATCAATGCCCGCAATAATCACTGACCAATATCGTATATTAAACGCAGAAACTTTTATAGACAGTTTTGTAGGTATTGGCACGACTGGAAATAACAACTATTATACTTTTTTAGCACATCCAAATCCTAAGAATGTCGGAGTTAAAAATTATGGATTTGCAGACTGGGGAAGTCCTGTTCCAAATCCTGTAGATTCATTTTCTCAAGAAAGTTTTTATTATGACAGTATGCTTTTCTTAAAAAAAGTGACTTCAGATGATGTTAGAAGAGTTATACCTAGATTAAATTGGCAAACAGGAACGATATATGACATGTATAGAAATAATTATTCTGGAAAGAATGATTATATTGATCAAAATTTAACACCTCAAACTAAATCAACAAGTTTATATTCATCAAATTACTATGTGGTAACATCAGAATTTAAAGTATATCTTTGTATTAATAATGGATCAGACCCAGATAATCCAGACGGAAAAAAATCAATAGCTGAACCAACTCATACAAATACTGCACCTCAAGATGCTGGAGATGGGTCAGATGGGTATAAGTGGAAATACTTGTATAGTATATCACCATCAGATATTGTCAAATTTGTAACAGAAAAATATGTGCCTCTTCCTAAAAAATGGGGAGATACAACTAATGAAAATATCAAAAACGCAGCTGTAGACGGAGAAATTCAAACTGTAATAATTAAAAATGGTGGAACTGGTATTTCTGTAGGAACTACCGATTCTGGAACAGTTTCTCAAATACCAATTAGTGGAGATGGAACTGGTGGATCTGCAACTGTTGATATTCAAGGGGGAACAGTACAGTCAATATCAATTGTTGGTGGATCTAATTATACTTACGGACACGTTAGATTTATAACAGGTGATTACACTGATGGTGCTGGAAATAATGTTGTTCTTGGAGTTCCTGCTTCAAGTGTAGATCAACCAAAATTTGAAGTTGTAATACCACCAAAAGGAGGTCATGGTGCTGATATATATCGTGAATTGGGTGGATTCAGAGTTATGTTATATTCAAAATTTGATAATAACGTTGATGATTCTCCAGATTATGCTGTTGGTGTTGACTTTTCTCGTGTCGGTATAGTTAAAAATCCTCTTGAAAAGAATGGAACCACCCTTCTAAATAGTACGACTGCCACAAATCTTAAGGCTTTAGCATTAACTTCCAATGGTGTAGCTGGAGTAACTACAACTTCTGCAGTTACTTATTCAGTCGATAGTTTAATTAAACAAACAATTTCGACTGCGGGAATTGGATCTACAGCTGTAGGATATGTTGCTTCTTGGAATCCAGACACTGGCATTTTAAAATACTATCAACCAGTTGGTTTTTCAACACTATCGGCTTATTCATACAAACAACTTGATTTTGTTGGAACAAGCACTGCTCCGATAGTTAATGCTGGTACCTCAGGAAATTTAAAGATAGATAGTTCTTTTAACAATGATTCAATTCAGATTGCAAGTGGAACAAAAATTTCTTTAGGTCAAACATTTGTTTCTGGAAAAGCAAATGCAGATGTTAAAAAATACTCTGGTGAAATAATCTATATTGATAATAGATCACCAGTAACAAGATCATCTTCACAAAAAGAAGAAGTCAAAATAGTCATAGAGTTCTAAAAAGATGCCACAAAATACTAATTTAAACGTTTCTCCTTACTTCGATGATTTTGTTGATAGTAAAAACTATCAAAAAGTTCTATTTAAACCAGGATTTCCAGTTCAAGCAAGAGAATTAACTACACTACAGTCAATTCTTCAAAATCAGATTGAAAAATTTGGACAACACTTCTTTAAAGAAGGTTCAATGATAATTCCTGGTGGAACTTCTTATGATTCTGAGTACCATGCAGTAAAAATAGATCCAAATTTTTTAAATATTCCAGTTAGTAGTTACACAAAAGTTTTAGTAGATAATAATATAAAGATAAAGGGAGAGACATCTGGTGTTGAAGCTACTGTAGTTAATAGAATACTATCTTCAGAATCAATTGATGGGTTTGATACTTTATACGTAAAGTATACAAAATCAGGAACAGATGGGGAAACTAAAGTTTTTCTAGATGGAGAAAATTTAATAACACTTTCAGATATAAGTTATCTCAATACAAGTATTACAGCAAATGGTCAATTTGCAAGGACTATTGTATCTAATTCAACATCTATTGGATCTGCATTTTCTGTGAGTGAAGGTGTTTATTTTATTCGTGGATTTTTTGTAAAAAATGTCTCCTCAACAGTCATATTAGATCAATATGCAAATACTCCTAGTTATAGAGTTGGATTTTTATTAAAAGAAGAAACATTAGGGCCTTCATCTGTTAATTCTGATTTGTATGATAACGCAAAAGGATTTTCAAATGAGGCTGCACCTGGAGCAGATAGATTTAAATTATCAGTAGTTTTACATAGAAAACTTTTAACAGATACGAATGATAGTGATTTTGTTGAATTGTTAAGAGTAGAAAATGGTGTAGTAAAGGAAATAGTAACTAAAACTGATTATAATATTTTTGCAGATGAATTAGCAAGACGAACATATGATGAATCTGGAGATTATTATATCAAACCTTTTTCTATTGATGTTAGAGAATCTTTAAATGACAGAATTGGTAATAGAGGAATATATTTTGATACTCAACAGACTCAAAATGGAAATGCACCAGCAGACGATATAATCAGTTTACAAGTTTCTTCAGGAAAGGCATATGTCAGAGGTTACGAGATAGATAAAATATCCACAACATCGATTGATGTTTTAAAACCAAGAACAACTAAATTGGTTGAAAATCAGAGTGTTCCAATAAGAATGGGTAAATCTGTAGAAATTACTAATGTAGTTGGTTCACCAGAAATTGATTTTTCAAATAATACTACTAAACAAGTTTCTTTTTTACGTAATCGATTAACTAATCTAAAAGCTGCTCAAGTTGGAGCATTTGATGTAGATGATAGAGTAGGAACTGCAAAAGTTTATGATTATAAACAAAAAACTACATCAGGAATAGCAGTTACGACTTATAATTTATCACTTTACGATGTTCAACTTTATACACGTCTTACTATTTCAAAAAATATTGACGCTAGTTATGGTTCTTATACTCGTGTAGAGGGGAAGTATAGTGGTGCAGTTGGATATTCAGTATCTACAATAACTAATACAACTGTAATTGTTCTTACTGATGTTACAGGTCAATTTCAACTTAATGAACCATTAATTATTAATGGTATTACTGAAGGTAATAGTGTAACTGCAATAGAGGATAATACTTTTGAGGACATTAAAGCAGTTCATAGTTTTGATGGATTAGGAGCTGGTAGTACGACATTTGCTGCAAATACAGTTTTAAGCACCACAAAAAAAGCATTTCCTGAAAGTATTGAATTTACTATAAGTGGTGGTAACACGCTAAAGTCTCCTCAAATCGCTGATTTTAGAAGTCAAATAAAGGTTGGTGATATCATCACATATGGAACAGCAGGTGAAACTGATCCTACATTTAACAAAGTAACATCAGTTGTACAAAATCAAGTAGGTCTTGCAGCAGTTGCAGATGTAACTGATGTCTGTGATGGTAGTGTAAACAATGGCACAATATCTGGTTTGAATGTTGTAATTCCAACTTTAAATGAAACAGATGATCCTGGTTTTAGAGTTAAATTGGCAGACAAATATATCTCATCAATGAATGTTTTAGATAGTTCTTACATTATTAGAAAAAAAATAAGTAAAACTTTTACTGACAATTCAGTTCAATTTAATATTAGTGACATTACAACTGGTGACACTTCCAATCTTTTCTTTGAACCTTTTAGTACATCAAATTATGTATTAGAACTTGATAATACTGTTGAAAAACTATTAGATCCGATGGTAAGTGTTGATTCAGGATTAAAGCAAGTTACAATTTCTGGTTTGTCTGGGCCTGCTACTAGTAGAACTGCAAAACTTATAGTGGCAGTCAGAAGAAGTAAATTAGCATCAAAAGAAAAATCACTCACAAGATGTAGTAATTTAATTGTAGATAGATCAGAATCAGTTGGCTCTGGAACAACTATTGATGGATTAACTACAAGTACAGTTTATGGAACAAGAGTTCAAGATAAGGAATTATCATTAGACGTTCCAGAAGTAACTCGTGTTTTAGCAGTTCTTGAATCAAATGATAACAACTCTCCAGATTTACCATTAATTGGTGTTACAAATCAGAGTGATACCTTTACTGATAATGTCGTCGTTGGTGAGCAGTTTATTGGAGGGACATCAGGTGCAGTTGCTCGTGTAGTGGTGGTACAAGCAACTCAGTTGTCTTTTGTTTATGAAAACGAAAATACATTCGAAATAGGAGAAAACATCTCTCTGAAGACCTCTGGAATCTTTGCTACAATAACTGGAATAACACCTGGTGATAGAAATATACTTAAAAATTATGATCTAGATAATGGTCAGAGAGAAGAATTTTGTGATTATTCGAGACTCATGAGAAAGGTTGATTCAGAAAAACCAACTCGTAGACTAAGAATTATATTCGACCACCTTGTTAATAATGAAACATCAGGAAATGTAGAGACAGTAAACAGTTACAATACTCTTGATTATTCAAAAGATATACCATATGTGTTTGATAGTTGGGCCTCAGATTATCTTGATTTTAGACCAAGGGTTGCACCATTTAATAGATCTGGTAGTTCTGCTTCACCATTTGTAAATGCGTCTAGAAATTTTGCATTATCTAATTCTGATAATGTGGTTTCAGGTAAAACGGTTGTTGTTGATTATTCTTATTATCAAGGAAGAGTAGATAGACTATATTTAACAAAGGATGGTCTTTTTGATGTAAAAGAGGGTAAACCATCAAGACTT